AGAGCACGCGGACGTGGCGGCAGCAGTCGTTCCAGAAACGCTCGTGGTGGATTTATGGGTTCACTTCTCAATCAAGCAGCGGTTCCATTCGCTTTGCTTGCACTACAACAAACCTATAAAGGACAACGACAATACCAAGGAAAACCATATAGCAGAAGGTCTCGACGTGAAAGAAGACGATAGAATGTTTCATCATTTCAATACTTTTCAATACTTTTCAAAAAATATTATATAACTCAAAAATATACCAAAAAAATTCTTTGCAAACAAATCTAATATATTGTAAAATGCATTTTTAAGATAATAAGGCAAGACCGCTACAAACCCATACAATGACCAAAAAAAGAAAAAATACCAAAATAATAATTGTTCACTTGTGTTTTGAGTTACATAATTTACATAAATCATATAATAATAAATTACAAATGGTATAAATCCTAAAAATACTCCAAGCAAAACAGGAATAATTTTCATTTCACCCAAATAACCAAAAAGTAACATTAACCAATTCAAAAGCAATATAGGTATAAAAATACTTAAATTCTCTTTAAAAAGTGTAACAAAATTTAAATCGTTTATTTTATTTTCTACCCTTTTATTTAGATAAATTAAATACATCATTAATGTTATTAGCATTGATGGAGTTGTAATAACCCAATCTAAATATCTTTTTGGCGTAATGTTTGATACTTTAGTAAAATTATAAGCCAGCCAAAAATAAAAGGCTCCTTCAAAAAATTGAACAATTAATTCTATTAGTATCAATTGTTTTATTAGTAAATACATTATAGGAACTTTTACAAAAAATGCTCCTAGCTCTATTATTCCTGTTATTATTTGAACAATAATTGAAATTGCTAATGTTACATAATATAAATATTTTGCATCCATATATTTATATTATTCAGTCATTTTAATTATTTCTTCTGTATTCTTTGACTCATTATTGATTTCAATAATCTCTTTTAATTTATTATTCAAAAAGGGTAATATCATTTTATGTGTTAGTTCAATATAAAATGTTGGATTTATTATTATTATTTTTTTAAGATTTTTAGAAAATTTATTTGAAATTAATTTTGTCAATTCAATCGCAACGTTTATCTGCATCGCGTGAATAATGCTAAAATCTAAACTATCAAATATCCAAACCCATTCTTTGTTTTCTGGTATTTCACTTAAAACACCATCGTAGTGATTTATAATACCTTTTACATCATAATATAATAGAGCTTGTGCTGGACACGTATAATAATATATGATTCCTTTTTTCTCTAGAAGTTTTGTTAATGAATGACTCGAAGGCATTAATTCACATAAAGGACAAGTATATGTCATTATATTTAATGATAATATATTCCAGAAAAATAATTGTATGTATGATAATTATGGAAGCACAATGGATTTCATTTGATAATGAATTGAAAATATTAAATGAAAAAATAAAGCAACTGCGAAATAAAAAGGGCGAGTTAGAAGAACAATTGTTTGCAAAACATCAAATTAATTCTTTAGTGAAAGTGGGAGACGGGACCTTGAAATTTACACATACCCGAACATCTACACCGTTGACTTTCAAATATCTAGAAAAATCTTTAGGCGAAATTATTAAAAATGAAGTGCAGTTTAAACAAATAATGACTCATATTAAAACACAGAGAGAAATAACGCTAGTTCCAGAAATCAAACGAGTAAGACAGTAATGATAATAATATAATTTAATAATATATGGTTTTCGAAGACAATGAATTGGTAATGTATAAAGAAAATGGTAAAATATATAGCGCAGGGTTCAATGTGAATTCGGTAATGTTGCAGCATGGAATCTCTCCAATAATAAGAGGTGGTAGTGATTGTCGTGATAGCAATGGCTCAAAAACAGGAGGAACAGGAGACTCTCTTATGCGTGAAACTTTTAATAATTTAGCAATTCCAGCAGGATTATATTATTTTGATGGGTTGCAAGAAGGTGGAAGCAGTAAAAGTGAAAAATATGTAAATGAAGATACACATCTAAGTGAGGATTTTTATTCAACTTTATTGGGATTAGCAGAAAATATTGAAGGAGACTATGTAGGTGGAAGTGAAGATGATAAAGAAGGAAGTGGAGGCGATAAAGCAGGAAGTGAAGGAGGTAAAAGAGGGAAAGGAAAACATAAAAAAACAAAAAAGCAACGATTGTTGCAAGAACAAAAAAAGAGAAAAACACGAAAACATTAATCGTTGTTTTTTATTATTTCAATTAAATAAAACATCTTACTAATAAAAAAATATGGAAAATTTTTATCAATTAATTCATCCTGTGGGGTGGTTCCAAACCATATGCTTGTAAAAAAAGGAACATAACAAATCGCATCATATATGTCTTTTTCATATTGCTCAAATGAATAATTTTTAATTCCATATTCAATTAGTTTTTTATAATAATAATATTTTACCAAATAAAATACATTTTTAATGTTTAAAATATCAAAACTTTCTAATACAAAAAACATTAAATCTTGAACACCTTTTCCTATAGCGCAATGTTGCCAATCTATAAAATAAGGTTCAAAATTATTATTTATATCATAAAATATATTTGGTGACTTAATGTCTCCGTGAATAAAAGTAAGATTATTTCCAACTGAAAATCTCTGCTGTATCTTGATAAAATCTCTATGAATTTCATCACATATTTTGTTTTGTTTTGCCGTAAAAATTCCGAACCATTTATGCTTGAATAATTCATATCGTTCATTAATGAATTCTTTGAAAAAAGGACAAAAAATTGAATCAGTGCTGCGTTTCAAATTAGGAAACATCTTTTGCAAATTTTTATTCCAAAATTTGCAATGCAATTTTGCCATTCTATCTACAATTGTTAATGTTACATCTATGCTTTCCGTGTTGAGATTTAAATTTATTTTATAATTTTTATAAATTAAATTTTCCAAAACAATTCCAACATTATTATTGCATTTTTCATCAAACACTAAATTATAAAATTTAGGAATTTTTACATTTACGTGGTTTGATATATTTGTGTAAAAATAATATTCGCGTTCGTATAATTCCAAGGATTTTGCCATATCGGATAAATCATTTTTTTCTTTATTTTCATACTTTAAAATTTGTGAATAAACAATGTCATTCATAGTAATAATTTTAAATCCAATAACATCTGCTATGAATCCACCCTTGAGTTTAGTCTCATCAATTAAAATGTCTTTAATGTTGGGTATGTTTGTATTTTCTTTTAATAATTTTTTATAATGGTTTACATCATTGCAATTAGCATTTATTAAAGTGTCAACTCTAATAGTAGAATAATCATTGATGGACAAATTAACTCCAATGTTTAATAATTCAACCGAGTTGTAAATAGTTTCTAATCCTATTAATAATTTTGGATTCACTGCTTTTCCACTTAATATGCCAGATTTTGAATCTTCAAAAATAATGCATTTATTATTTTGCACATTGTATTTTTTCATTGCCTTTATGTATGGTTCTGGATTAGGTTTACCAATGACACAATCATTGCTTGATATAATAAAATCAATATATTTATCAACCTGAATATATTTAATAATTTTATTAGAAACATCTTTATTACAATTTGTTACAATGCACGCTTTATAACCCAAAATCTTTATTTCATTTAAAAAATCGTGCACACCATTTTTTATTTTTATTTTATTTAAATTTTCAATAAATAATTTGTCTTTTAATGTTGACAATTCGTGTAATGTCAATTCAATATTAAGTAAAAGACTGTTTAACACATATTTATCATTATTACCTTGTATAAAAGTTTTGAATATTTCTTCTGTTAATACGATATTATATTTTATTAGTATTTTATACCATACATCAAAATAAATATCATCCGTAATAACTAATGTCCCATCTAAATCAAATAAAAAAACATTTGTATTGGAAATATATTTATCTACTGCCGATGGAGTTCCTAGAGAGAAAACCTGTTTTTCTTGCAATTCATAACCTAGAAATTTTATTTTATTTTTTATCATTTCAGATATAACACACGATGTATATGGTTCATTGTTAAATGTAATTTTATTATCTATAACACGTTTACAATATTTGTATAACAAATGTATATCATTAAAACAATATGCGCCAGTGTTTGCATTGTCAGAAATCTTCTCTTTTTCTTTAATGTTTGTTATTTCAAAATCACCATTTAATTGAATGTATGAATATACAGGGGTTTTATCATAATTTTTTGTATAAAAAACCACGTTATCATTTGTCTCATTAAATATATTTCTAATGTCTTCTGTGTAAAATGTATCACAATCTAAAATCAAGCATTTTTTATTATAATTGCAATGATTTATAATTTGTTCAATACCTAACAGAAGCGTTTCTGTCGCACCTGATGTATCATTTATTTGAATAAGTTTAATAAATGCATATTTATTATTTATATATGTTGAGAATTCGTGTATTTCTAATTGTTTGTTGTAAATAATAAATACAAAATCATTTTCAGTAATGCATAAATTATCAATTACATATTCAATCATGCATTTGTCAAATATTGGTATGAGTGGTTTCGGTTCTTTGTAGCCATTTTTAGAAAATCGTTCGCCTTTTCCTCCCAATGGAATTATTATGTTCATATTATATACATAGATATAATGAAATTTTGTTTTATTATACCAATCCATATAAAACATTACAATTATATTTATAACCTACTTAATTTGATTGATGCAAATAAAATTGAAATAGATATATATTTAGTATTTTCAAATGAAGGTGATTATAATATTTTTAATAAAAAGGATAAAACTAAAAATATAGTTATGCCAAATATAAATACACCAACACCAAGCATTGTAACTTATAAAAAATTTTATGCTTTAAATCAATTAAAAGATAATCACAATTATGATTATTTTATTGTATGTGATGCTGAAATCTCAATAATCCCTGAAAACTTTAATGAAGAGAATATATTAAATAAGATTAATAAAATATATGAAAATAAAACTATTTATGGTGGAGAAGTTGACATAAACTGGGTAAAAAATATAACACAAAGTTCAACTTATTCCATTTTTGGTGGTGATAAATTGAAAGAAACTACACATAATTACAATCTTTATATTTGGTGGTCTGATCTACCAGTATATAAAAGAGAATATTTATCACATTTTTTAAGTTTAATTGATTATGATAAGATTACACATTTTGACCATATTATTTATTTGTATTATTTAATATTACATCACGATTTTAACATACTAAATATAACTCCACTTGTAAATCACAATTGGTCATTAGAATCATACAATACAAGAAATGGTATACATTTAAATATACTTAAAAATCATAATTATGGGTTTTCATTTATAACACCACAATTATACAATAATAATGAAGAATTTTTAAAAAAGGAGGGGAGTTTTTTACTTTATCATTTAGACCGATAAGAATTAAATTCATCCATGCTTAAATGTCCTGGTCTTATTGAAAAATCGTATATTTTTCTTAATGTTCTTGATATATTCCAGGGACAATCACGCATACATAAAGCGACACGATGCATTTGTCAAATATTGGTATGAGTGGTTTCGGTTCTTTGTAGCCATTTTTAGAAAATCGTTCGCCTTTTCCTCCTAATGGAATTATTATGTTCATGTGTTATATTGCAATATTGCAATATTATTTATAACAAAATTACTGTATATTAGCTAAATTCTGAGGCATTGAATTATCTATCTAGATAATAATTTATGTCAGGTCTTTTTATCTTTAAATTGTGCAAATAAATATTAGCATAATTCAAAGATTCTGGATGTGGTATAGAAAGTTTTTTCTCTAATAAATAATCAGGATTCATAGAATTATATTTTTTCATAACATCTATCTTTCCATATGCAACCTGGTCATTTATACCTTTATCTACATGATCATTCCCAGAAGGAATATAAATGGTATTATTATCCAATGAACCAAAATCAAATTTATTTCCAAATACACAATCTATTCTCAAGGAAACAACACAGTCGTATTGAATATTATTTCTATTTATATGTTCTTCTAATAACATCAAGACTCTGTTTTTGTTAATAAAATGGCAGGTCATATTATGAATATTTGTTTCTGGTCTTTTTCCAGGATATTTTGCTAAATCACATTCGTAATCTATAGGGCTATTATTGTATAATATTGGTTTATATAAACGAATACAATCACTTAACAGCGATTCAGATGAATTATCAGAGGAAATAAAAAAATCAATATCATTATTTATCCCCAAACTTTCTACTGTATTATTATAATGTTCAACACATTTGTTCAATCTACCAAATATAAGAACAGCAATACGCATTATATATATATATAAGAATTAAATTCAGCCAAACATAATTTTAGTTAAATCCGTGACCAATTCTTATAATTAAATGGGGAAACTAAAATATTCGTGATTTGCGTTTTCCAGTAATCAATTTCATTTTGAAAATCGATATCCTTTTGTGTTTGTGGATAAGGTGTCGTAGAAGACATTAGATGTTGTTCTTCTGGGGTAATTTTCGGTTTATAACCATAACAATTGACTCCGAATTTCAATTGTGGATTCGCCATATATCCACCATTAATTCCTGCTCTACCACAATCATTTTCGTGTCCTTCGATTTTCTGTAAATTATCAAATGTTTTTTGTTGTGTTGGAAAGAGTGCCATTTGACCATCAGACCAACCATAATTGCACCATTCCGCCCCAGAATTATACGAATTTTCAATTTCTGAATAAGTTGCTAATCTTGCGCCATATGCTTTACATAATGCGCCAGAATTTTCATAATCATAATTATTCCCGGGAATATTAAAGACCTGTTTTTGCAGAGTAATTTCAGGAACAACTGAAGGTTGAGACTGTGGTTGTACGTTACTTTGGTCAACTACAATATTAATTTTCGGACTTTCTTGAAAAAAATTATTAATAGATGCAATAACATCCACACTAAAATAGTAATTGAATAAGTTTAATAAAATTAAAACGAGTAAAATTGCGAAAACGACAACCATTAATGTTTGTTGTCCTGAGCCTTCGTCGCCTATGTCTTGTTCATTTCCTCCTAAAGATGAAAATAAAAGAACATAAGAAATAATGATTATTAACAAGACGACAAATATCAACGGATTTGCAAATAAATTATTCACAGAATCATATAAATCTATTGTTGAGGAATTCATATATATATTATCATTGTTTTTTTCTATAAAAAAAGCAGTATGCGTTTGGAGTTATTATTTTAGATTCTTGTATTTCAGATACATTCATGTCATTAAAATGATACCATTTACCATTTGAATTTTTTATATATGCGGTATAATGACCACCCATAGTTCCTCCAATATGATTGCATATTCCATATAAATCATATGTGTTAAAAGTGTTTTTATAGCCGATTGAATATTTTGATAAATCCAAATTATTTATTGGGAATGAAACCAATTTTGGCGTTTTTACATTTTGCGAATTTACTCGTTTCAAATCAATTATCAAAATTGTCGGAAAACTCCAAAATACTGTTCTTTTATGGACACATTCTTTGGTTCCAGTAGTTTCATTATACCATTGGTTCTCTCCATCTAACAATTCATTTTCAGTATATAAATCAAAACAGTCATATAATGAAGAAGATTTATTATTTTTAGGAATAGGTAAATTAATAATAAAATACGGTTCGGGTTTCATACTCTTGACATTGTCAGTATCAATGTCTTTAATCTGTGAAATGTGAATTCCATAAAATAAATTCCATATTTCAGAATATTCTTTTGAATAAATCTCCTTTATCATTTCAAAACATTTTAGGGCAATTTCATCTTTTTCATTTTCAGGATTACCCTTGATTGACATTAATACTTTGCGTGAAAGTGATAAATGAAATGAATTTATAATAAATATCAGAAATTCAGGCAAATCGTTTTGAGAGAAACCTGTAAATATATTAATCTTTTTATGTTCGGCTACTGCTTGAATTGTTTTTATGAATTTTTCAGGACAAATGATGCAATTGTTTGACCATAACATTTCTCTCAATTTATTCCATTCTAATAATAGTATGCTTTCAGGATTTTTGTTGAATCTATTGTTTGGGCGAGAGAGAAATTCATTAAATTCATATGTGTGAGATAATATTTGCATACACGAATTTATAAAACAAGTGTTTCCCAAATTTTGTAATCCACTTAATCCTTTATTATTATATTTATTAAAACTCATATAAAATATATTTAATAATCTTTAATATTATGAGTCTTAATAATGAACTTAATACTTATGTTAATATGTATAATAATAACATCGCTCAAATAAATAACTTATATTACAATAACGCGATTTTACAAAATAACATTTATTTAATTCGTCAAAGAATGACACAAATACCAGTGCCAATTAGACCAGAACCACGCAATCGACCATCCCATCCACGAAGACGACGACATCGTAACATGACGACAATACCAATACCACAGTCGTATTCCATAACAAATCCAACACCGGCTTTTCAAGTTCCACCAACACCAACATCAACTCCGGCACAACCACGACAGCCAACATCAATACCAATTCCGGCACAACCAATGCAACAACCTGTCATATCACTGCATCCAACTGCTGTTATGCGAAGAAGACCAACTACTTTTACACAATCTTTTTTTGACCCAGTAATTATATATCCAACACAACGGCAAATTGAAAACGCAACAAAATTAATACAATATGATACAATTATAAATCCTACAAACGAAACATGCCCTTTTACTTGC